CAATGTATTAACTCTTTTACAGATACCTCATTCTAACTCTATTCAAAGCCTCTACTTCGGCACTGAATACAATAACATGAGATTAGAGATGGTTCCTAATCAAATAGTAAATCCAAAGCAGTTTAATTCTAACAATATTGTTGTTAGAATGGACTTAGACCATAATGAAAAGCTCTTAAATGAACAACTACAAGTCTGTCAGTGCTTCATTATTGCTAATAAACCCATTAGCTCCGAATTAATTCTGAACAATCAAAAGAACATTGGGCGCATTTTCTATGAAATTAAAGAAGATAGCCAAATAGAATTTGCTAATTTTCTAGCTCATAATAATATTTCTTATCAATTGTTTACTTATTTGCAAGACAAAAAGCTAGAAGAAGTCAAGCTTAAATATCTTGATCAAGAATCTATTGTAGAAATGCCGACAAATCTAAAGCATAAAACTGGTATCGAATACACTCTTAATTCTTTTTACAAGTCAAATAAAAGAATAATCAGTAATGGCAAAATTTATTTAAGCGAGTCCTCTTTAAAAAATGGAATAGAAGCCAAGCAGCTTGCTGAACCAGTCATTGACTGCCCAGAGTTTTGGAAAGAAGTAGAGAGTTTTTGGATTTTTAGAGTTGATAAGTCGCCAGTTGCCGCATAGTATACCTATGTGAATACTGTAAAGAAACTTGTTCGTTCTTCTGATGGCCTCATTGAAGGTGTAGAATACCACTTTAATGATGATGGATCTATTAACTGGCGCAAAATGATCAAGCCAGAGTTCCTTGTCCCAAATAGAGACAGGACTAATGAAACTGATGTTACCAAGCTAGAAGATAAAGATCTTCTTATTCTTCTTGCTGGAATTAAATATGTAGCTCAACTCAGAGGATTTTTCTCTGTTGATTATACCGTAACTTCCCCAAGCTCAGACTATGTAGTTGCTGTTTGCAAGATAGACTGGGTTCCAAACTACGAAACAGAAGGTACTCCAATTACTTTCTCTTCTATTGGAGACGCTTCTCCCGGTAACACTAAGGACTTTGCTCGTCACTTCTTGGGTCCAATTGCAGAGAACAGGGCCTTCATTCGCTGTGTTCGAAATTTCTTAAAGATCAACATTGTTGGTCAAGACGAAATTGGCAAGTCAAAGAATAACGTCGTTGATGACTCTGCTGCTGAGTCCTCGGCAGCATTTGAGCCTCATGCCATCCTTGAAAAAGTAATGAAAGAGAAAAGCGTTACTTTTGCAAAATTAAAAGAACGCCTTATAAAAGAAGGCTACGCTAATGCAGACTCTCTTATGTCAATAGCCGATATTCCAAAGATTAAAATCTTCGAATTGATTGAAAGAATTCAAAAGGCTAAGTAATTAAGAAGTCCCAATTCCGGGGGAGCTAGATCCTGCTCCAACTGATCCAGCAAAAACTTTATTTACTGAACTGGTAGTTCCTAATCCTTTGAACAATGAAGCTGCTGAATTTACACTTTCGATTCTTAATTTTAAATATTTGGAATCGATTGGATCATTTGGATTTACATAGTTCCCTGTTTCGGGAACCTTTGTAGAGAAATCTATTCTTAAATTCCTGCCATTCTTAGATGGCTTTGTAGTTGTAAGCATAAACCTCTTTCCATTATACCCAGTAGGATAAAGGACTGAGGTTTTAAACTGTAAATCCATATCATTAAAATCAGCATCATCATTTGAATATATCTGATCATATCTAATGGTGAATGAATTTTCTCCAACATAACTATTTCCAGTTAATACAATATCGGCTATTTTAGCAAAGTTATTTGGATTTTGTATAGTCAAGAATGGTTGTTCTGAAGTTTGATAAATCGCTCCGACATTGTAAAGTTTCATGTCTAGCTTTTCACCAACTACAAATCCATTATCTAATGGGAAAGTTACTGAAGTTGTATAATAAGCATAGTATTTAGAACCATCTCCACTTTGAGCCGCAAAGTTATCTCCTGAGAAAATAAGATTAGCAGGAGGATTTTTTGGAATAAAACCTGAAACCGGATTTGAAACAATAGCATTATTTCCTTGCCAGAAATTTGGAGTAGAAGAAGTTGGATTAAATATTATATCTACTCCTGTAACTTGACCAACATATGGAGGCATGAAAGAAACTAAAGCGTTTGCAGTTGGAACTCCTGCTCCTCCATCTGTAAAGCCTATTGATATTGCAGATGATGTATAACCAGCACCTCCACTAATAATACTGTATCCAGTAATATTTCCGCCAGCAGAATTAAAGAAATTTACCTTTGCCTGTTTTTTATTAAATCGGAATACTGTTGGGTAGTTTTCTACTATTATTCCATCGACTTGAGAAAAGAAGTCAACGCCTGTTAAAAATCTAACTCCTTGACCATTAAAAGAAACAACAGAGCCATCCCAACCACTAACTTGAGTTGTTCCGTCTAATCTATAAGTCAAATTATTATTTAGATAAGCATCGCTGATAGATATAAATGGAATGTAGTTAAAGTTTCCAGTTACTGGATACTCTTCTCCTAAATAGGTTTGCAAATAGAACATTCCAGAAATTGGTCTTATATCTTCTACATCTTTACCATGTAAATTCCTTCCTGCCATAGATGGAGGATAAAACTTTAACATGTTGTAGTCTTTATAAGTAACGCTACTATTTATATCTCTGGCATCAGTGACAACTGAAATTCCAGATTTATAATTTACGGCTAAATAAGGGAAAGATGTAGCAATCGCTCCAGAAGCGCCTCTTGCAAGAGTGCCAACCCCTTCAAACCTGATTCCTGTTACATAATTAAGATTTTCTCCAGTTAAAGTAATTAGAGATCTATATGTACCAGTTAAGATATTTAATGTTGAAGTCGATATTGAAGGAGGCTTAACGGTAATTGTTTTATACATTCTATCAGCATCAAAACTATTTCTCTGGAAGAAGATTTGTCCACTTCCAATATACCCATCTAAAGTAATATAGCTATTAGAACTTACAGTGGTTCCTATGCCGATTATATCTGCGCCACTTATTAATAGATCTAAATCTGGTATTTGAGAAGAAACGTCAGATACAATATTTAGATTTCCAGACAAGATAGAATACCCAGTATAAGGTTGAGCCAGACCAGAAAGAGTTGATATATCAATAACTTGCATAGCTTGAGAAATCAAATACTGTCCAGTTTTATTAGTAAGCAAATTAAATCCACTAATATATAAATCTCTAGTTTGAAATCTATGAGCGTTTATTCCGGTAAGCGTAATCGAATCTCTTGTCCTATAAATATTTGCATTTGATCCAGATACCGTAGTACTTGGATTAAATGATGGAGAAAAGCCTTTAATTTCTACAGTAGTGCCAGAATTAAAAAATCTAAAAGCACCTTTCTTTACGTCTCTTGGCACAGTCACTAATGCGCCAGTCGAAGTAGGAGCAATGACATGAGGATATTTTATTATTTCATTATTGAATCCAACGCCATAAAAATCAAGAGCATTTAAATTGCTTCCAGACAAACTAATAGAGTCTCCAAAATATGCAGAATTAGGAGTTATTTTTGAAATTATTGGATTAACAAAAGTTAAAGAATCTGTAGTAGTAACTCTTGAACTACCATTTACAACCATTGGGCCATCTGAGATATCGTATACTTGAGGAATGAAAAAGCTTAATCCACTTATGCTTTGTCTTCTGAAAGCTGTTATTACTTTATACGCACCGTCTTGTCTTCCTAGCTCAATAGAAGTAACGGTATTTAAAAATTTTCCAGAAAGAGTAATTAGAGTATTTGCCGCACCCGTTAATGGAGAAAACCCATCGACAACTAAAGTTCCGCTCTTGATTGGCAAACCACTTGGATATGTATAAGTATAGTAATTTGAATTGATTGTTAAACTGTTTCCGCTTTCTGCAAAATCAGGAACTGTGAAGACTAGCTTTTGATCAAACTCAGAACCATTTTGAGAAATGGTATAATTATTAACATTGTAACCTCCAACATTAATTGAACCAACGTAATAAATATCGCTTCCATATCCAGTAGCTGGCTGACCTTGCTCTAACAAAGATGGATATATTCCTGTTATCGTTGGAGTCTTTAAGAATGTAAATATCTTGTCAAAGCCTCCAGTAATTCTTGAATTAGAGTTGTCTAATACTAAATTAGATTTTCTAAGAGACGTTAAGTTTGGAGTATTAAGGCTTAGATACCCAAAGCTTCTTACATTATCATCAATTAGCCCAGCATTAGCATGAACCAATACTTCTGTAGTTGAATTATTTCTAGCCCTTCTAATTGGCGCAAAATTAGAATACTGATAAGGATTTTCTCTAACTACTCTAACCTCATCTATGTAACCGCTCCAATAGTTAGAAGGAGTATTTGCGTAATCTCTTCCTATATAAATATCAAAAGTTGGGCTAGTTAAACTCTTGTCACTATTTAAACTAAAATCTAAATTAGAGGTTGCGAAATCTAAAGAATGCTCGCTTCCACTTAAATTTATAGGCGAACCATTCAATAAAATCTTTCCACTGATTGTACCTTGATTTATGTAACTCTTTGAAATAGACAAGTGGTTCCAATCTGACGCATTTATTTGTCCAGAAAAATTAGAAATAAAACCATTCCAATCTATTCCCGAGATTACTACCTTATTAGACGTTACGAAAACGTTTAAACCGCTTTGGCTTCCTATTAAAAATTTTCTATCGGAGGCAGAGAAAGAAGTTAGTGGCTTAAAGTCTAGCTCAACCGTAAAGGTGTTTTCATAACTTAATGGGACGTTTGGATACTCACCCGTTATAGAAAACTTTATATATGGACCGGGGCTTCCAGAGAACAAGAAGCTTCTGTCATCAAATTTAGAAGCATTGTTGCTTATTGCTACAGAACTAGAAATCGTTAAATCTTTCTGAGGTCTAAATGTTGATTGGTAAGAATAGCTATTTGCATTTTCAGTAGCTTCAACAATCGAATTAGCATCACCAGTATCCTGAAACAGGAACTGAGATTCTGGGTAAATATTATGCCCAAGAACTTCAATAAATCCACCAATGTAATTTTCAAAAGTTGATATATTTTTAATTACTGGAGAGCCTTTGATAATTTCAAAATTCTTAAATAAGAAATCTCTTCCGCCTGTGTTTCTTATTGTAATATCATAACACCCTGCATCTGCATTTGTACCAGTGAAAGTTAAACTAGTGTTGCTAGAATTTTTAACAAAAGCAGTTATTGGGAAAGTTTTATTGTATAATCCATAATTGTAATCTTCTACATATCCAGAGATGTCTTTTATATTAGATATTTGAGTCCTGTCTGCCCTGTAATCGTAGTCAGAATAGTTTCCTTGAAGGAGTAGTTTTGTATTTGGAACATCAAATAATCCAGAACCAGTAACTAATTGATTAATACTGCTATATAAACCTGCATCTTTAACAATTCTAAAATCTTCTATATATCCAGAAAATGAATTAATTCCAGAAGCTGCATAAAACGCTGGATTATTAGCTCCTATAAACAATCCGCTACCTGCTGTAACTGTATAAGGAACTCCTGCTGATGCCGCTCCAAAAACCTGTCTAGATGCCCCGCTAATAGCATAAAAGGTATATCCATTGGGAGTAGTTTTAGAAATTAATACTTTTGTCCATTGATTTGCGGGTATTAAAGAAGTTGCTATATTAAATTTTGCACTATCCCCAGCATAGAAAGTCCAATTAGTACTGGCGGCAGGCTTAGAAAAATAAAACCCATTTCCATCCCAACCTCGGTCTTGGAACAGATCAATTCTTTGAGCGGTTGTATACGGTAATGGATTAATTGAAAATTCAATAGTAAACATGCCTGATCCAAAACTAAAATCCCCTCCAGAAGGAGATGGAATTTGCAAATAAGAATTCCCGCTAAATAATAAAGATCTACCAAATAAACCAACAGCAGAACTCCTTACTCCGCTATTTAATATATTTTTTGGTTCTCTGTAATTTAATCCGCTAAGAATAATTCCTGTTGCATAATCGAAGTTCTTACCAATGACTATATTTGATTGTCCAGAATTTAAATAAAAGTTTAAACCATTAAATACTTGAGGAGCTTTTAAAACAGTAATTTGACTTCTAGAAGTAAATGTTGTGTTATCTTTTGAGTTAATTGTCAAAAATCCTTGGTTTGCATTTTGAGGGACAATTCCAGAAATCATATCCCCAACACCAGTAAATCTTGCGGTAACAAAACCAGTAGCTTGACTATCTACATAAGTAGTAAAATTTACAGGGAAATACCCTTCATTTACATAAGATAGGTTAAAATTCTTACCAGAAATTCTTAATAAGTCCCCTTCATAAGGAAGATTATCACTAAACCCACTTATGAAAATTCTACCATAAAAATTAAAATCACTAACCGCAGGTACAATTCCTGTATTATTATATCCACTAACCCTAATTGGGCCAGTTGTATAACCGCTAGGAACCTTAACCAATAAAACACCACTGTCTGGTTGATAAGATATATTTGTTCCTGTTATGTTGTTAAATGATACATATTGAATACCGCTCAATGATTTACCGCTGATTGAAACAAATTCTCCAACTTCTTGCGTTTGAGGAATTACTGCGTCTAATCTTGGGATTGGAAAAAATGGTACTCCACTGACATACATTGGAGATGAAATTGTATCTCCTGTAATAAAATGAAATCTAGCCTCTCCAAAGACTATATTTTCTGGAACATTAAACTCTATGTATTCTGGATCAGCTTCATAGTATGAGAAGTCTACGAATCCAGCACCGGGAAGTTGCAAGCCACTAACGGCATAAAGACCTGCGCCCGTGACGCGCATTCTTTGATTTATTGAACCTGTATTGTAACTTGGCATATTATAGTCCTTCGAAATTTATAGATAGTCTAATGTCGTTTTTATTTACGCTTGTTTTAAAATTAAATATTGAAGAAGAACTAGTTTCTTCTGTTTCAATATATATAGGAGCAGCACCTTTTAATTGAGCAGGAGCAACAGCGGTTAGAGAAGAAGTAGAAGCAACGCTAAAAGAAGAAGCTTCTGTATTACCAAAAAGAATCTTTTTAACATTTATAAAGTTACTTCCATTTATTGTAACAGTTCCTCCCGGCAAAATAACTCTTGGAGTAAAGTCTGAAATGAGCGGTTTAAAATGAGAGAAATCTTGTCTTAAAGAAAATTCAGATCTGATGTATCCTTGAGCCTCAACCGAAGATCTTTTTGAAGATACTATTCCCGCAAAAGACAACGTGTCTAAAGGTTGAGATCCAGTTTGTAAAGATACATAAAAAGAGCAAGGAACGCCTGAATAAGGCAAAGAATAATTAAAATTATCAATTTCAAAACTAAGACTCTGAGATCTTTTTCCTAAATAAGCTCTTCCACTTTGATCAAAAATCGAAGATCCTTCTTTATTATATTTTTCAACCTCTCTTTGGTATTGGTAACTAAAGCTGGTAAAATTATAACCATTTGAATCAAAGGCAGTACCATCTAAATTACCAGAGAGATAAAAGTTTGAGAAATTTAAAGGAGCAATCTCTGGTTGATTAGTTGGAGTGACCGCCGAAAAAGAACCCTTTAGAGTTTCAAAAACCTTTATCTCCAGATCAACTTTTGCTAATGAATCTGGAGAACCTTTTATTGAATAATTTGTTATATATCCATTTTCAAAATAAAGGCCACAAAAATTACCAGAAATACCTTGCTCAGAATTTCCTCCTAGCAAATACTCTTTTACGAAGTCTTTCCCAGTTAAATAGTAAGATATTGAAAAATTAGTGTCTACAGTATCTTCTGGAGCATATGTATAAGAATTTTTCTTGAACTCTTCATTATAAACAGGAGAGTTTGTCGAATCAAGAGACATGTTTACATTAGTGGCGAGGATATCAATACCACTTAATTTAAACGGGCAATTTTTATAATTAAAATACATTTAGAAACTCCTTTTTAATGATATTTTATTTTTGGCAAAATCATCAAGATTAATTGACATATTGGAAGAGTCTATTTTACTTCCTGACGTATTTAAAATCATTATTGATTGATTGCCAAAAGTCGTGATGTTTATTTTAGCATTCTCTGCTGTTGATAAATCTGTATTTGAAAAATTGGAATTAAAATTCTCTATCGTAAAGTCAAAGGATTCTTGACCCGCAGATAAATCAACTTGCCTTGGTCTTTGCTGCCCAATGGAATAAATAGGATTCCAGCTAATAGAAAGATCGTAACTAAAGTCTAAAACATTATAGACTGCGGCTGTTCCTGAAACTTTAGCGTTCCAAGAATGGGCAATTCCAGATCCGCTATTTAGATTATTATTTGCGACTTTATCATTTAAACTTCCTGATAAGTTAGAAAAACTAGAAAACGAAACAGATGCTTGAACTTTGGAGTTTGGATTTACTCCTAATGCAAATCTAGAAGGATAAAAAGAACCACTTGCACCAGCCACAACAACTTGAACAGGAACAAAAGACTCTGGGAAACTATTGGTAAATACTCCTGTCTTTACATATTCAAAACATTTGTAAATAGGGTCAGAAATATTTGGAAAATAAGTAAAGTCTATATTGGTTTCGTCTGCTTTAGTCTTGACCATCTGAGAAGAGTTTTGTCTTCCAATGGTGTAAGTAGAATTCATACTTCGATTTACAGCAATAGAAGTATTCTGAGCCAGAATTACTCCTGACCCAAAACGTGAATTAAACACGACCTCGCATTCATTAAAATATTTCATCCTTTTGCCTTATTTCAGATAACCCCTATACCTTACCGTTATTCCTACAGGAGAATTTACACTAGCAGAGAAGTCTTCGGAAACATCAATAAAATAACATAATGAACTTCCAAAATCAAAATTTACCGAATTCCCATTAAAGTCTTTAGTTTTAATGTAAAAATTACTGATATTTTTTATGTTGTATGATAAGTCTGATAGTTTTTGTAAAGAGTAACTGTCTTGAGCGATGTTAAATTCACAACTAACTTCAAGCGGATAAATTGTTCTTACAGAAAACGGGGTTGAAGAACCTAGGTAATAAGCGGCGTTTCTATTAGCGTTTATATTAAGGTTAAAAGAATTAACTCTATTTGTGGCGAAGTCATTGATTCCTATATCTATTGAATTTGAATTTACTAAAGCCACGGCACTTGATTGATTGAAGCTGCCTTCAGAACCTATAGACCCAGCATCATTGTATATTTCAAAATTTGCTCTGACAGTTGGGACTTCTCCAATTTGAGCCCCACAAGTATAAGAACTTAAATAACCGCTTTGAAATCCAAATAGTATATTAGAACTTGGATTACTCTTCTTGGTAATAAATCCATAGTTACCCGCCTCACCTGTGCAAGCGAGAAAATCATTAGAAGTAGTCAACAGACTAGTTACAGACAAAGAGGCAGTCTTTGCTCCTTCTGGAGTGTAAAAGCTGCTATTCATACCAAGATATTTGGTATGTTGAACTGGCATTTGATAGGAAGCCTGAATATCCTGAACGCCATGAACTTGGCTTTGATTCAAGTAAAAATCCAAGTTCTGTTTATTTAGTCGAGATAATGCCATCTTATTTTATTATTTACACAAAAAAGTGTAATAATAAGTTGGTAAAAGGTAAAAGGTATGTCTAGCTCCATTTTTAACATTAGTACATGGAATAATTCCAGCGTATACAATAAACACGATATTATCGTATATACGGATAATCGGTATTATTATGCTAAAGCTGCCGTACCCGCTAATAATCCACCAGTTTATTCTAGTGTTATTTCTAACTCAGACGCTTATTGGGGAGGCTACTTTCAACACCCAGTAGTGAAAAAAGACTATCCTTTTTTTATCTGGAAGCCTTCTTATCAAACTCAAGCCAACTTTGAACCAAAAGTAAGCGTAGGCAAATATGGAGACGGCTATGAAAAGAGAGTGAGCGATCAAATTAACTTCAATCTTCTTAATTTTGATTTAAACTTTGATGGTTTAACTCTAGATGAATGCACAGCTATTCTGCATTTTTTAAGCGCAAGATCTGCTAAGACTGCTTTTATTTATTACCCATCCGCCCCTTATTCTGTGGCTTCCACAGATGCTAAACTATTCGTTTGTAGAAGATGGGGCTCCTCTAATCCATTCTTCAATAACTTTTCTATAAAAGCTACGTTCGAAGAAGTACCAGCATAATACTATGGCTACTCAACAACAAAAAGATGCAGCTTTAAAAGTAAATAAAGAGTTCTTTTCGCTTGAACCTTCTTCTATTATTTCTTTATTTGAAGTTGATTTAACTGAAATTGGTTTTGACACAGACCCCCAATTCGTCGTTAATCTTAAGAATTTTCAAATAATACTGCCGGGAGAAGATGATGGAGTTTTTAATTATAAAATAATACGTCTCCATAACAATCTAAAGCTTGGAAGGAACATTATTTATTGGAAAGGAAATGCTTATCTACCCGCCCCGCTTGCTACAGAAGGATTTGAATTAGCTTCAAGAGGCGTATTTCCAAAACCCAAAGTTCAAATAAGCTTTTCTGATGACATGCTTGATGTGTTTAGCCTCTTTAGAGGAACAGTTAATTTTGGAGATTTGATTGGCGCTAAGTTCACTAGAATTAGGACTTTTGCCAAATTCCTTGATAGGAATAATTTTTATCAAGCTGATGGAGTGTCTGCTCTGTCTCCTGATAAATTGGTTATACCAGAAGGGTTTGATCCTGATCCTAACTGCGAATTTCCCAGAGATATTTATTATTTTGATAGAAAATCTTCTGAAAATAAGAATAGTATTCAGTTTGAATTATCAAGCGCAATAGATCTAGACAGAGCTAAACTTCCCAAGAGAAGAGTCCTAAGCTATATTTGTCCTTGGCAGTATAGAGGAGAAGGATGCCTTTATGAATATCAAGAAAAATTAAGCGAAGATATTCATGGCACTATAACTCCAATACCAAATAAAAGCGATTCTAGCGGAGCAAAAGCTCCTGTTTGCGCCACAGAAGATGATCAAATAATTTCAAAAATGCCAATCTTTTCTGGCACGACCGTAGGAACCAACAAGATAGAATCTTGGAAACTATCAACGCCTTATAACAAAGGAGACGTAGTTTTCATTAATAAGAAAAATATTAATTTTTACTTTGTAGCTAAAACAAATGTTCCTATGGACACGCCTCCTCCAAACGGGCAGTATTGGATAGCTGATCAATGTTCTAAAAGCGTAAAAGGCTGTAAAATAAGATTTGGAGAAAATGCTTTACCTTTTGGTGGCTTCTATGGAGTATCTAATTATAATAGAGGAGCATTGTAATGGTTTCGGACGAAATAAAAGCAAAAATAAAAGCACACGCATTAAAGGAAAATCCTGAAGAATGCTGCGGTGTTTTACTTTTAAACAGTAAAAATGAACTAGAAGCTTTCTCATGCAGAAACGCTGCTCAAGACAAAGAAAACGAGTTTATCGTTTGTCAAATGGATTATCTAAAAGCGACAATGCACGGCAGAATAATTGGCATTTATCATTCGCACTGCATACAAGACAATTCTTTTTCGGAGCTAGACAAGCAGATAAGTCACAAACTTAACCTAAAAAATATAGTTTACATACTTAAAAGAGACTCTTTCGAAGAGTACTCTCCAGAAAATTACTATAATAAATACATTGATAAAGATTTTGTAATTGGTGAATCTGATTGTTTATCAATAGTGGAGAATTACTATAATCAAGAATTTGGCATTAAAATTTTTCACTACGAAAGAGGAGCAGATTGGGACAAGAACTACGAAGACTTCGTAAAGCACAAACTTGCAGAGTTTTGCGACTCACAAAATTTCGACAAGTTCTTCGAAAAAGAAAACTTTATTAAAATTGAAGACATAGAAAACGCTAAGAAGCACGATATAATAGTATTTAAATACTTCGACAATTACCCTTCTCACTTCGGAATCTATCTTGGACAAAACTACATTTTGCACCAACCAAGAAATAAAAAATCAGTAATTGAAAAACTAACAGACGCAGAAAAAAGAAGAATATACTGCTTTGCAAGAAATAAAGAGCTATGCTAACAGAGGAACTTAAAAATCAGATCATTGAACATGCTAATACTTCTAATAACGAAGTATGTGGTTTTCTATTATATACAGACAATGGAATAGAGATCCAAAAGAAACAAAATCTAATCAACTCTGCCACTGAGTTCATGATGGATGTTGATGGGCAGTCTAACGTTGCTGGCTACTATCATTCTCATATTGATTTTGATAATATTTCAGATGCAGATATAATTGTGTCTGAAAGATTAGGATTATCATGTGTTGTTTACAATAAGCAAAGCGGATCTTTTCATGTCTATTCCCCCAATAGTTATAAGATTCAATACGAAGGAAGACCTTTTCTTTTAGGTTTTGCAGACTGTTTATGGCTAGTAAAAGACTACTATGCACACGATTTAAATCTTCATCTCTGTCCAGAATTAGAAGTTCTTAAAAATAATGTTTCCGAAGAAGACTATAACGAGACAGCAAGTAAAAGACTTCTAGACGAAGAAGGAGCTTTAAAAGGAAAAGACGACTATTTAAAGAGGTACTTTGAACATAATGGATTTAGACAAGTTTCTAATTTTAAAAAGAACGATGTCTTGATAATGAGGACCAAAAGGTTCGATTTCCCAATCCATTGCGCTATTTATCTTGGAGGAGATATGATTTTGCATCACCCCGGAAATAAGATCTCTCTTATCGAAAAGCTTTCTAACCAACACAAAAAATGGGTAATTTATATAATGAGGCATAACCTTTATGACTAACATTACCTTACACGGAGAAATAGCGGAGCAAGTAGGAAGAGAAAATTGGAAATTAAAAGTAAATTCCATAAAGGAAGCGTTGCGAGCTATTCAGGTTTTGTCTAAGGGAAAGTTATTGAAATATCTAATTGGGGCAGCAGAAAAAAGCGTAGAGTACAAGGTGATCGTTAATAAAAGAGAAATAATGAATCCAGAAAGTATTTCTCTAGAAAAACCAGAGTCCATTCTTAATTCTGAATTAGTAATGATAAATGAAAAGCTGGAAACTCTAGACATAGTTCCAATTATTAGAGGCGCTGGAGGCGGCGGCAATAGTACGACAAAAGGAGTATTAGCTTTAGTTCTTGGAGTTATATTAATTGCTTCAGGTATAGGAGCAGCAGGGGGAGTTACATTTCTTGGCATGGCAGGAGCCCAAGGAGGAATGGGAGCAACCATTTTGTCTGGCGCACTAATCGGCGCAGGTATCGGATTAGCCGTAACAGGAATCACGCTATTAATGATGTCTCCTCCAAAATTTGATGATTTTAGAAAGATTCAAGAAGATGGCAGCAAACCAAACTACTTATTTGACGGACCTTCTAACATTCTTGGAGAAGGTGGTCCTGTACCAATTGGTTACGGCAAGATGAAAATAGGATCTCAAACAGTTGAAGTATCTGTTAATAATGTTGAACTCGGCACTAAATCAACGGCAGTAGACGTAAAAGATCAAATTAATAATATATAAAATGAATAACTTTGAAGATTTCAAATACATAAAAGGCTTTGGCGGCGGAGGCGCAGCAAGTCAAGCCCCATCACCAACTGCTGCATATGAAGATGTTGAGGGATTTGTTTACGATGGCCTTGCTTATAATGTATATCAATTTGCCAAAGTAAAAGATCTTTTGTCAGAAGGACCAATTGGAGGTTTACTTGAAGGACAATATCTTTTTTCAGGCCAAGTTGGAGACCTAGGTTTTAAAAAAGTTACTTATAATGAATACCCATCAGTGGTAGGAAGCGACGGCGAATCAAAGTATTTAAGATCAGTGCAGTGGAATCAAACACCCCTTTTAGATAGCCAAGATAAATACAATTTCCAACAAATAAATATCCAAGTAACAAATGGAACTCCAGTAGGCACTTCATCAGGAGGAGAGTTTGACAACGTTTCTTATATTCGTTCAATAGGAGAAAGATTAAGAGGACCAAATCAACTAGCTACTACTGAAGACGATGTTCTTGATTATCAAAAGACCTATCGCATTCTTAATAGAGAGTGTAAAAAGATGTCTCTTATTTTTAGAGTTTCTTCTCTTTATGTTGCTTTAAAATATCAAGACCTAGAAGCCGTAGAAAAAGGATTAAAAATAGAAGGAGTTACTGCGGCAAATAAAGCTAATGGCAATTTTACATTAGACCCCTCAACCAGAGAAGTTGAACTCGCCGATGGAAAGACGCTAGATGCAGGAGTAGGCTCTGTAATACGCCATAATTTTAAAATTAGAATTAGGATATCTCCAATTTATAAAGAAGGCTACAACGGTAATTCTGCAACTATTCCTTTGACTTCAGATAAAGTTAAAGTAGTTAATGACGCAAAAGATCTAGTAGTTAACGTAGATTCGTTTCCTCAAGTATTCGAAATAGAATCAAAAGGAAAAGTCACTCAAGGCTACGCTAAACAAGTTGTCTTTGATACTTCTTCTAAATTCCTTTCATTAAATGAAAATGAAAATTGGTTAGGTTGGGATATTTCAGTATTAAAAATTAGCCCAGAAGATACTTATTCTTCAAGAGTTTCTTTTATAAGTTTAGAAAGTATTACTGAAATTTATTCTTCTTCATTCAGGTATACTAATTCTGCAATCGTAACCTCTAAATTTAATGCCGCATACTTCTCAAAAATACCAGAAAGATCATACGATGTTAAGCTACTAAAGGTTAAAGTTCCTGCTAATTATGACCCAGTAACGAAGACTTACGGCAATACTACGCCTCTTTCAATTACAGAAAGCAATTCATTTAAGAAAACCGATAAAGTAATAACAACAGATTTCTTTATTGGAGAAAATAATTCTTATGCAAATTCTGACAATGTTAATCCTCCGATTACAGATGGGTTAATTGCTCAGTTTGATGCGAGTAATCCTTCCTTAACCACTTCAACAGGAGCCGTAACTAGTTGGCCCAATACTGTAGCTGGATCAACTATAAAATGTATCTTAGGAGATGGAACTTACGCATCTCCTGCTGGAACTACAGCTAGACCAACATATGGATCAAGCCACTCAGAGCAAAGCCCCAATGGAAATTATGGAGTTTCATTTACGACAAGTCAAAAAGTAAGATTCGTTTATCAAACCGAAACCGCCTCATTTTCTGACGCTAATAACAATTATACTATTTTTACAGTATGCAAATGGCATGATAGCGCAACAAGCGCAGAAAGAAACAAGATAATTTCATCATCTACCACACCTTCTTCTTTTGTTTTAGGTTTCGATGCTAAATTTAATAGCACATTTGTTATAGGAGCGCAAGTCTATGGCGTAATGCCCCTTAATTTTTATCAATTCAATCGATCTAATTACTGGGACACTTCTAATGACGCAAATACTTACATAGCAGGAACAAGCGTAAACAATCTAAAAGATATAAATATTTTTTGGCAAAACACTAATTATTACGCAAAACCAGTTTTTGCAGTAGCCGCCCCAAAAGGATTAGCTATCAATTCAGCAGGAGCCACTAGTAGATGTACCGTATTTGAAATATTAGTTTTCAACAAAGCCTTGTCTAAATCAGACGGCATAAAGATAAGAAACTGGTTAAATAACAAGTGGAACGTAACCAGAAACAGTATAAGCACTACGACTACAAGTGGGTCTTATAATATCAATGTTCTTAATGTAGGCGCAAGCACTTATTTAAAAATGCCATTAAAAACTCTTTGCGCTAATGGTCAATCAACAAAAGCCTATACTTACGCAGGAGGCAACTTAGCTTCGTCTGATTACTATCAATTCGATTTAATACCTCAAAGATATTGGAAAAACTCGAACGTTCCATCTAATTTTTCTTTAAAAGATCAAGGATTTTGCAGCTTCTATTCCGACTTTTTCATTAAACTAAGCGCAAGCATTTCAAACGGTAACTATACTTTAATTCATAGAGATAATCAATTTAATCTTTCTATGACTATATCTGGAGAAAATGTAAGTTTAATACTCACAATTATTTCTTCAAATGATAGTAAAAAATACACCATAACGAAAGCATTAGATTCGACAAGGTATTCAACAACCAGACTCAAAGACGCTTTTACAAGAATTAGTTTTTATGCATTACCAAAAGTAGTCAAACCAAACATATCATACAACGCAAACGCTGCTAAAGTAAATAACATAAATATATCCGACAGAACTTGGATAAACGATTATTTTACAGTTAGAAGATTTACGACTGATGGAGGGGAAAAAGCGTTAGCTCAAGAATTAAAAGATTTTTATTTAATAAAATCTATAACATTTAAAGAAGACACCTCTTATAGTGGCGAAATAAACAACTTACCAGAAACTTGTTATAAATATATATACTGCAATTTTAATGCAGCCTCACAACAGACAGGAGGAAAGTTTTCAACTTTTGTTCCTGTTATTGAAAGAAGACTTACTAAAGAATACTTTCCAGACATACTAAATGCAGAAATAGATGTTCT